GCCAGATCTAATTTTTGCTCGTATGCCTTGCCGTATTGCTGGCGCAGTTCCTGCTCACCTTCGTGGCGCAGTGTCTCAGCCTGATCAGCCCGGTCAGTTTGCATCTGGCCTAAGCTGCTGTCCATAAACTCAGCCACGGTCTGCGCTTGCTTGCCTGATAAGCAAGCCTTGTGGGCGCTTTCTCTGAAGCCTTCCAACGTGCTGTCAGCCAGTTGACCGTCCAGTTTGAACTCATAGCCTTGCGATGTGTCGGGCCTGCCACTGTGGATGTGATGCTCAGTCCACTGATCGTCTGTCCAGCTTTGACTTGGCTTGCCTATCTTATCGCCGCCAATCATGCGCTGGGCATGTGTGTAACTTTTAGCCAGCGCGCCAACATCGTTGAAATTGCGCAATGACGGTTCGCCGCGCAGATCTTCTGGCAGGCTATCAAGGAAGCTAACTGCCGGGGCTGCATCAGCAGACACGTCTGGAGATCCCGCTGACGGGGTTGCCTCTTCGCTCATTTTGGATTTACCTTTTTGGTTTGGCGTTCTCGGCCAGCATTCGGGCGATCAATAATATTGCGCTACGCTGGCCCTCGTTGTACGCCGTCTGGTGCGGATCGCCCTGCGTAAATGTGGTCTGCTCAAAAGCAAACCTTGTTTTAAGATCAGCCAGCACAGTCTCGCCGTCCTCGTTATTGAACGTGCGGCGGTATGCTAACTTGAGATCTTCGATTTGCTTCATTGTTGCTGTAGACCGCCGACAGCCTTAATCATTGGTGCCGCTGCGCCCATCGCTTCAGCAGTTTGCGTCTGTTGCTGCATTTGCATTTGCTGCGCTTGCTGCGCCTGTTGCTCTTCGCGCATCTCTGCGACTTCCTGATCACTGCGTACAACGCGCGCCGGGATGCCAGTGACTTCCACCAGATATTTCACCAGCTTATCTGTGTCCAAATAGTCCATCACAGGTGCAATCTCAGCGACCTGCATCATGACCTCAAACCCGCGCAGCATGCTTTGCAAGTCTGTTAGCTTCTGCGCTTTGGCCAATGGGCTGACATATTCAATGTCGATGTCTTGGCCTTGTAAACTCTCAGGCGCTGGGGGGAGAACGCCAGACCTGAGAAGCAACCCAAACGATCTGCTGATCAAGGGCTGTAGTAGTTCACTTGATAGCCGCGATAGAACCGGGCCAAGCACTCTCATGCGCTCTTCGTTCATCTGAAGCACTTCTGTTGCGCTTTTCTGTGGGCCTTGCTGGGCCGTCAGAAGCTGATCAACAAAGAACGCCTGCCGAATAGCATTGCGGCGCTGTTCTTCCATGTTCAGACCCAAAGGGTTGTTTGCGCCGATCTGTAGTGGCTCTAACCTGTCGCGGGTGCCAGCACGGTAAAAGTTTAAACTACCGGGGGTTGTGCGAACAGGTAGCATAAAGCCATCGTCAGGCACCATGAGCGGTGGATCGATCTGCTTTTGTGCGGCCCGGATGGTGACCTCAGACATCTTGTTCAACATTTTCGTATCGGGCAAGGCGTTCATCGAGACGGATCTTCCATAAGACGATGAAGAATCCTTATTGAAGCGCGGCACCATAAACGGGAAATCGTCAAAGCCGCCTTCACTCAGCAGCTTGCGGCTGTCAGCGTGGTAGTAAATGCTGGCAAACGGTTTAGCTTTGGCCAGCTTGCCCTTGGCATCTGCGCGCGGAAACACAACGTGGATGATCTCATGCTCTTTGTAAGGCTCTTCTTTCAAATCCTTAATGCACTGAGCAGGTAAAGCATCTGCACCGAATTGCTGCTCCATTGCACGGGCTGTCAGCTTAAACTTGCGGTAGACTGTATCCACCTGATCTGAGGCATTCTGGCTGATGTAGATCTCGGCAATGTGGCGGCTGCTGAACTGCAAGCCTTCCTTATCGCCAGTGACGTATATGGCTGCAGTGCCAAACGTCACTAAATCATAATATAATTCGTGGATCTCTTGCTGAAAGTTTGACCTGTTGAACGCCTGATACATCTGGTCGATGGCCAACTCTAGCCATTCATTAGCTTCGTCATCGCCCTGCAATGCCGGGTTGCGGTATCTCATGCTGAACCACGGTGTAGATGGTGACGTGAGCATACCATGCAATGAGGACGCCAGCAGTTCGACAGCGTGGATTGCCGTGCCGTCAAAGATGCGCTCGGTGCGCTTATCGCCCTGGGTGCGCTTCCGGGTTATCTCGGCTTTGCGCGGCAGCATATAATCTGCCAGTTCTTGCCAGTGGCTTTCCCAATTAGATCGCTGGCTTTGGAGTTGCTTAAAGCGCCGATCAAGATTGGCAATCATGGGGGATACCTGCATTAGGACAGCCCGTAGCTTGACATCATGGACCTGCGCTTGGCCTTCTTGGGATCGCCGCCCTTCATGCGGCCTTCCATCTTCTGATTAGCGCGCTCCAAGGGATCAACAGTCTGGCGGCGCTTGGCTGGCTGGGATGCCTTAGCACCCATTTCGCCAGCGATGTTTTTCTTGTTCATCATCATCATGATATTAATCCACCCATAAGTGAGCGCTTCTTGCGGGTGTCATCCTCGCCAGACAGCAAACCCTTGGCGCTGGTCTGTATTGTGGATGAGCGACCCTTTTTCTGCGCGTCTAATAAAGCTTGCTCAGTTTCGCCAATGGCGTCAGGATCTGGAACAGACGGGGCAGCGGCCACCGGGGCTATGCCGTAGTTGGGCGCAGGGGCTGCACGGGGTGGTGCGGGTTGGCGGGGTCTTGGGTTGTCATCGCCAAACGCGCGCGCAGCCTCAGCCGCACGTTCTCTGGCTTTGCGTTGCTCGGTGCGCCTATCAAACCCAGTGCGGCCATCGTCAACATAAGGATCGCCAGTATTTGGCTGCAAGCCTAAACCAGTCTTTACATCGTTAGCCGCTGCTGATGCCATTCCACCCATATCTATCTCCTTATGCCGCGAACGGGTTGTATTCCATCACAGCCATTTGCTGCGGAACACGCTGATGATCGCGGGGTTGCCGTAAACCAACGGCAAGGTATCTGAAACTGTCTGACGCATGAGAAGACCAATCATGCACAGGGGATGCTCTGAAAGACCTAGTTTTCTCTGAATAAGCCCGGTGGTATTGTCTGAGCGCCTCTAAGCCGTCTTTGGTTTTCTCACGGTCAAAGTAGCAACGGGGTATCAGCATCTGTGCAGCGTGGATGCCGTCCTCAATGGGTAGCTTAGGCACCACGCGGAAATTCAAGCCCAAGTCCCAAGCAACTTCGCGCCGTGATTTGCCTGAGCCAAGTTCACGCACTTCAATGTCATGCGGGGCGTGGTGATCGCCATAAACATACCGCCGATCAGTCAGCATCTTGCAGTAGTGCGGCAAGCCTTCGTTGCGCGCTTCGTAGAAATCAATGACATGGATTGCGCGGCCAACAGTTTGGGTAAACCAGACTGACGTGCTATCGCCAATGCCGAGATCCCAGAACGTATCGACCTTGCAGCTTGGGTCATACGGAACGTTGCAGACCCTGCCCTCAGTTTGCGCGGCTTCCAACTCTTTGCCGTATATTGAACCAGCGACATTGGCAGTCCAACTGCATTCAAATTCCTGAGCGTATTGATTATCGCTCATCATGGTTTTAGCAGCGGCTAATTCTTCTTGATCCAAAATGCCGGTCTCGCTGGCCTTATTAACAACGCAAAGCCAATCGTCATCGACAGATGCCTTCTCGTACAGATCAAAGAACGCATTGTGTCCAGCAGGGGTGCCAATCATGCAGCACCAGCCTTTGTGATCAGATAAAGCTGGGCGCAGGATCTCAGGGAACACAGTCTCCGAAATGCTGGCGTACTCATCCATCACGCAGCCCATCAAGTATAAGCCGCGCAGGCTTTCGTAGTTCTCAGCGCCAAGTAGGCTGATCCTGCCGCCAGTGGGTAGGTCGCATCTGAGTTCAGTTTCGTGGAAAGTCACGCCGGGGATCTTGCCAGCAAATTCCTTGAGGTAATCCCAAGCTACCGATTTGGCCTGACGAAAGGTGGGCGCCATATAGGCATAACGGGGTCGCGGATGTGGTGACATAATGCAGTCACGCAAGATGTGATTGATGGCCCACACGGTTTTGCCAAAGCGGCGATGGCTAACAATGACGCCCCAGCGCTTGCGTTGCATCTCAGCGTGGAGAGCAGCCTGCAAAGGTCGGGGGCTATATGGGATTACGATTTCCACAGGAAGACGGCCTCGCTGGCAGTGGATGTGTGCATTCTCAGATCGGGTTCTACGCTATAAGAAGGGGCGGAAATTTCAACCGGGGGTGGGGTTGGGAAATTCTCAAAACAACCTAAAGGCATGGTTAGTCGCATAATCGTTATTATGTTAATAAAATGCCATTGATTTCATTGGATAATCAACTCTAGCGAGAATTGACCTCTGTTTTTCGTGCAATGCAGCATCGATTTACGCTGATCTTTGCGCGCGTAGATCGGTCACGCTGAATGACTGATATACAGGACTTTTAGCCCCCATCTTTCGTCACGTCAACATCACCACCAGCCCATGATATTGTGATGGCTTGCTGTTGCGGTGCATCTTCTTTCTTGTCCCTCACGCCGTGAGGCTGGTTCCTTGCCGTTGTCCAGCGCAGTGTTTCAATCTCTAGCTTGCGCCGCTGAACCTCTGCGCCAAGCACACGCTGATCAACAACATCAGGCAACGGAGACATGGCCAGCATGTTGATCCTATCCGTGTAGAACTCAGCCTGTTGCACTCGGCCCTTGCGATACAGTTCCCAAAGATCCTCATCCAATTGCACAGCGCGTGTAACTGATCGATAGCTTGGCATGTCATCAGCTTGACAGATCTCAGTCAGCGTTATGCCTTCTGCAAGTTTGTCAACGATTTGCTGCATAACTTTCTTGTTGACGGTCTTTGATTTCTTAATCATTTGACCACCTCCAAACAAAAAAAAGCGCCCTCGAAAGGACGCCAGTTAACCAACACAGGGATAGCTATTATATCATCGATTGGCACATCAGGTGTTGATCGGTCAATAGATTATATTTGTACACGTCATATTTAGTTTTAGTTGCGATTATGCTATCACCGCGTCGAGGGCGGCTTAACACAACGTCACCTGCGTTCTGCTGTTTCATCACCACTTGCCGCCCTCACGACACACCAAGCAAGCCAGCCAGCCTATCCAAGCCATCCCGCAGCTTTTCAATGCCCC